GACGCGCATGTGCGCGCAACGTATCACAACAATGGACACGCAGTGGCAAGTCTGCAACAATTCCTTTATGGACTTGATTGGAGATGGAGCAGGGGTGCTCGGAAGGTGCAACCTCCTTTTCGTGCAAATGCTGGCGAAATGAAAAAGCAGCGTGAAATTGATTTAAGAGTTCGTGACGAAAAACGAAAACGACATCTCTTAGTCGCTGCTTGGAACAACCTTGATAAGAAAGAATCACCGAAGAGATCTGTTAAAGATCGTAATCGGGAATTCAAGGAAGCTTTGAATTTTCAATGCAATGGTCTAGTCGATAAGGCAAAGCGTGTTTGGAATGTTTTTCTAACAGCTGAAGAGCTGTTGGACGACACTGAACAAGCGCTTAAAACCGTTAAATCGATAAAGGACTCTTGCAAGGATGTTTTGAAGCGTATGTTACCTCATATTGCTGGCTTATTTGCACGATGGTTGGTTCAGCCACCAAATTTCTGGGCTTTGTGTATAGATCTATTTGTTTTGATCGAACGCATTTGTCCGGAAAAGGTTAAATATACTTTTGACCAGCTAATGATCAAAGCTATCGCCTATAAAAATGGGTTGCAGAGTGCCCCAATTGATGCAAACTCTGGTGCCGCAAATAATACCGCAGCACGCGAAGCTTTGGAAAAGCGATTTGCCCGTTATAAGGCAAATGCTGGAAAGAAGGAAGACAAGCGTGATGAAAACTTAACCAAATCTAGTTTTCTCACTTTGTTGGCTGAACTAATTACAGGATTTCGACTGAAGGACAGAACGCGTTGGACTATGGACGCCGCTATGGCGTTCGGAAAAACGATGCGTGATGTCAATACTTATCGAAAAGCTACCTTGGAAGTTGTTACCACTACGACCCAATTTTTGAGCAAATATATCAAGTGTGCGATGTGGCAAAAGATGTTTGAAAACATCCCATCGAAAGCTGACCTTGCTAAGTTCGTGCAAGAGGTTGAGGCCATTCAGGCTTATTCCGATGCAGAACTTAATGATGTCGACTTTCCGGCACAAATGGATCGTTTGTTCAAAACCGCAGTAGAGGTAAGAGCATTGCTCATTAATCACAAGTTAGAGAACACAGTAGCACAACAACTGAATGCGGCGTGTGGCGCTTTGTCGCGCTTTCGCGCTCGTCACTTTGTACGAATACAAAGGCATTCGGATATTGTGCGAACAGTACCGTACGTGATAACATTAGTGGGCAAGCCCGGAGTACACAAATCTGATACAACTACGTTGCTGGCAAAAGAAATGTGTCACCCTGGGAATTGTAATTTGGATATTGGCTCTGCTGATATCAATGAACTAATTTATTACTATTCGGCTCTTAAATTTTGTGATGGTTATTGTGGACAACCCGTTTTCTTTTGGGATGATCAATTTCAAAAAGAGAATACGGTTAGCACTTCTTCGGACGACGACGAGCATACGCGATTTATTCGTTGGATTTCCAACGCGCAAATATCGCTGCCGATGGCGCAAGTAGATGAGAAGGGACGATGGTTATCGTCTCCGTTATTCATCACTACATCGAATCACGCTTATCCGAACCCGAAATCGTGCACCTCAGAGGCTGTTCAACGACGTCGTAATATTTTATGTTACGTTACCGTTGACAAGTCTTATGAGTGTTGTCCAGAAGAGGCCATTGAGTATACTCTTCCAGATGGAACGACTTACAAGGAACAATCATTGCAGTATATGAAATTTCATATTCTGCCGTCTGTAGCGCGTGTGGGTGGAGTTGTTGTGGGTGATACCAACGCCCCTCCGATGCCTGAGCATAACGATCCTAACGGATTGTCTTATACACAATTTCTTCGAAAATGTGTGGAAGGTTTTAATGCTTGGCAAGGAACCAGCAGCAACGCCCGTATGCGTTCCCAGACGCCCGCCATGCGAGTATTTGGCACTGGTGCAGGTTCACTGAATTTGGATAATGATTACGATCGTATGAATCCTAAAGATGTGCCTGTCCGTGTCCCGTACAAAGCAAATGGTGGGGCTCATTCATCAATGAAATTAGAACCTAAGAGACTCGTGAAACGAGGTGAGTGTCTAACAGAGGATGAAATACCGGTACAAGATGCTGAGCAATTGAATTTACAGCATCAACAACAATGTGCCAACCTTCTTCCGATGGATAAAACACAAACCAAAGTGAACGCGTTTCTGTACAAGCATGAGAGCATTAAGAACGTTCTCAGCTTGTTGGCAGACTATCTTGGAATGCCATTTAAGTTTGTAATCTCATTGATGAGAAATCATCTCAATATGTTTCTGCTTGCTGCGCTTCTTGCTTTATTAGCGGGTAGCGTTGCCATTTGTACAATGCTCTTTAAAGGTTCTGATTTCGATGTGTTAATTCCATCGGAAG